ACAATTGTTGATTGCGGAAAACCTGTAGATAGATTCTGTGTTGTCAATGCAACATAAATGTTATTGGCTGAATCGTATGCAACACTGTGTCCATATGTATTTGCTGCTTGAGTTGTTAATTGGCCGTACAATAAACCCCAAGTTTTTTTATTGTGATGATCGTTACCAAGTTCCACTTTTGTATTACTATACATTATGGTGTCGGTAAAACTGATATCACCTAAGAAAACAGAATTGGCTTTGTTGAAAGCACCTTGTGCTGTAGCGGCATTGTTTGCTGATAATGAGTTTGCAGTATTGGCATTATTGGAAACGTTGGTATACAACTCAGTAAAGTTGTCATTTGATTTAACAAATGCGGTTCTTAGTGTGTCGCCTTTACCATCATTTGCTCTAATACCAATATTGATTGTTTGTTTAGCCATTTATTTCTCTCATTTGATGTTTATTGGTTTGCGGCCTTGTTAATTGTCAAGACCTCATTTAGTGTGTTGTCAACCTTAGCGTCAACTTTATCAACAGTCATAAAGTCGATATCTGTAGATACTCTACCAACAGCATCCACTTCAACAAATTTCAATGGGTTCAGATTGTATGTGGTGAATTTATAGTTTGCCAAAGTATTAATACCGTATATAGGTTTATCGGACACAAAGTTTCCTGTTAGTGCTTTTAATCTAAGTAGGTTGTCTTTAAATTGCACAACAATTCCTGTTGCTGATGCATCATCTGATGTATATCCTTGATATACTTTTTCACCAACTTTGTATGTACCAAAACCAGAACTTAAATTCAAATTAAATTCAACAACATCTTCTTCGGTAATTAGATTGTATACTGAAACAAATGCACGATTAATAACACCAGTTTCGGTGGTCTTACCAAATACAAAACCTTTGACTGTAAAGTTTAATGTCCAGATTATCATTCTGGTTTCATTTTCTCGGCCACCTTCGTAAATAATATCATGTGAAGTTGAATTCAAAATTATTGGTACTTCTTTAACAATACCCATTTCAGGAATCAAATTTAATTTGATGGTATAGTCTGGTGTGAAATACGGTAATATGTGTTCAATAATTTGTGTACCGTCTTCAATGTTTCTCACATAGATGTATAGGTTAAAATCAAAATTATATGGTACAGGATTGTATTGTGCAATAACTCCGGTTGCAGAATTTGTTCCTTTAAAATTTTTGATGTTGGTATTTTGTTTTCTACTAGCATCATATGTAAGCCCGGCCATTTCAAATGACATTCTTGGTAGAGTTATTTGTACCTTTTTGTCTAGTTCTGAATCCGCTTCAAGTCTCATAACATAACGTTCTTTGGTTGCATATGTAATAGGAACAATGAACCTCTCAGATTCGGTCTCATCTATTTTGAATCTGTATAGTGTTATGTTGTCAAAAAGATTACCAAATCCAACAACTAATTTTCTGATGACACGATTATATGTTGACATTATATTTTTCCAAACGGATTAGTTTCTGTGAAATCTATAATATTATTTGCATTATCAAACAGGTATTCATTATTGTAGGCTTCATTTCTTGTACTATCTTTTAATGGATCGTATGATGATAGATAGTATTGAGCATTACTTGTTGCACCAATGATTGCAACGTTATTGGCAAATTCACCGGCAACGTTTGTAACTTTCAATATATCATTAGCGGTATTCCAGTCTTGTACTATTGCAACTACAGATGCGTTTGCTTGTGTGCGGTCAGTAGATTGAAATACAATTTCTCTAGGAACATATGTTCCTGTGCCAGTGCCAGTGTTCAGGTCAATTGTGTAACTTGATTGAATCATCACATCATCAATATCTTCCACACCAGTGTCGATAACTTCTTGTGAGTACTTGAATTTCTCTAGTTCCAATTCATAGAAATATGGAATCTTGCGGCCTAACATAAAGAAGTCTTTGGTCTGATTGGTGAATTTAATCTCAAACAATTCACCAGTGCCATTTAAGAATGGTACATAGACCAAATCACCTTCACGGGGCCTATTGAATCTATCTTGTGGTACTCTTTGTGAGAAAGAACGCTTCGACAATATAATATTAATATTGTTTTTAATCTCGAGCCCAAATTTTGAGAAGAATTCTTTTTCACCACCGTATTCCATTGAACTAGATAAGTAGAATTCAATTGGAAATGCAGAACTAAATTTCTTAATTGGGTCTTCACCATAAAGAATGTCTCTATCTTCCGCATTCTCAATAGGTAAATAGTATGCGTCAAAACCCATAATCTTGATTGATTCAACAATCAAGTCTTCAATTACCCTTTGCTCAGCAAGAGAGTTGTAGTTATTGAAGTATACACTGGTTGCCATATTAGTTCATCATAAATTCTAATGGTGCACCATATTTGTCACCAATCTCTGCGTGTAATGCATCAATTTCTGCTTTGGCTTCTTCATAAATCTTGTCACCATTCAACATAACACCACCGGGCAATTGAATACCACTAAACTTTTTAAGGTTGTTACCCCATGAACGTTTGATAAGTGCCGTTGCATATTCTTTCAACCAACGGTCATTCCAAGCCTGTGTGTATATTTCTGGATCAATCACTGCATAACACTCTGCAATGACTGTGGTACCTACTGGTGCCTCACTGCGACCCCAACTCCAATCAATATACAGTCTTTGCATATGTCTTTGGAATCTAATAGGAACCTCACCAGAGAATAATTGTTCCAACATACGTAGATGTTGCAATGTCATTGTATAGTTGATGTATGATGCGGAGGTGAAGTCATACAATTCATTTAAACGTAGTTGATATCTCAAATCAAACATATTGACCTGAGATAGTGAATCGGAAATAGGAAATATTCTGGTTATACCAGCAATCTGTAATGCATTGTTTGATGAATCTTTGGCCTGAGCTATGTTTAAGTACTTATTATTAATATCTGTTTGGTCAATTTTTTTAATGTAATATACTTTTTGTAGGCCATCAAAGTGGTAGTCTTGCCAGTATTGAAGTGCATCATCAATACGGTCTTCTACCTGGTCATCATCAACGTTGATTTCGATTACTGGAAATCCTAACCTACGCAAGCAATAGTCTTTGAATGCCGTTCTTGTTATGATTGTTTTTGCCATTATATCCCCCTAATAAGGATATTTATGTTTCGTTCCACTTGCGCTTTATAAATCTGCTGTATATGTGGCTGGATAAGCTCTAGTCACATCGTCAGGTCTTGTGCCTGACCATATAATTCTGACACCACCTGTGTTACCTGATCCACTATAAACTACACCGCCACCAACTACACCGCTTCCTTTTTTAACTGCACCGCCACCGCCGCCATAAGTGCCGCCGAAGTTTCTATCGGATGTTGTAACGCCACCAAGACCTGCTGTTCCATTAGTTGAATCTGTTGCTGCTGTGCCACCACGGGTGCCACCACCAGCATCTGTTGTGCCTGAAGACTGAAAATGACCAGTGCCGCCTCCACCGGCGCTCACCTTGTTAGTTGCGGAATGTGGTGGTTTAAGTGAATTTCCTCCTCCACCACCAGAACGATATGATTGAGTAGTTGTTATGTATGCACAACCTCCACCACCAGGTGCGCCGCCACCATATATGTCACCACCAGTAGACAAATCTCCTGATCCATCAGAACCGCCATATCCACCTTGACCAGCTACTGTTAAAGTTCCGTTTCCAATAACTAGACCGAATCTACCACCGGCACCACCATTACCATAGTAACCACCTGCGCCACCGCCACCCCAACAACCCAATTGTGTTCCGTTTGCGGTGGCACCTCGGCCACCACCATCACCAACAAAATTTCCACCAACCACGTTTGCGGATGCACCTGTTGAACCACTTGGGCCAGTACCACCAAATCCTGCTACCGTTGATGTGTTAATAAAATAACTATTACCTGTTGTGTGTACTCCTGGATATGCATCAGGTGAAACGTTTGCTGTCACTCTTGATTGGCCTGCACCAACAACTACCGTATATGATACACCTGGTGTAACAGAAATATTGTTTTTCCATCCCAATCCACCACCACTACCGCCAGCCATTCTTGATGCTGCACCACTTTGACCCATAGCGCCGCCTGCACCGCCACCACCAATTGCAACCACACTCACACTTGTAACACCATCCGGTGCAACCCATGAATATGTGCCCGGTGTTGTGTATTCAGATTGCCCTGGAGCAATACCGGTAGGTCCTACAATGTAAGAATTTACGAGATAACTCATGTTCTTCTATAATAAAGAGTAACTTTTAATCCTTTTGCACCAGTTCCTGCTGTAGAAATATCCATAGTTATTTCATCATCATCTGCAAAAGTAGTTGTAGACAAAACAGCTGGCGTTGCAGCAGTTACGCTTGTTTTTTCATTTGCATCTATACTTAAAAGTGTACTAAAAATCGACACTCCATTTTTATCTATATCAACTGTAGGATTACCTGATGTACTTGCAGTAGCCAATGATGCTCTTGGTAGTTGATATAACGTCATTGCATATGGAACTCTAAAAGTTACCTTGGCAGTACCCGTAGTTATCGCCGTTGTTTCATCACTCAAAGCTACCGTCATTGAAAGGTTTGCGGATGAATTTGCTGTTGTAAAAGCCGCATTAGCAAATGTTGCACCAGAGTTTGCTTTAGTATATGCTGAACCAACCAACGATGAATAATCAATCGAGGAATCTATATTAGGTAACTTTATTTGTGTTGTCATTTATTACTCTGTTGTTTCGGGTTCTTCTGATTCAACATAAGGAATCCAATTTAATGTCGCTTCGTCCCATTCCCATGAACCTTCACTAGGCCTTGGTGTTGGTGGAATTAAATCATAATTTACTTCATCTACAGTCCAAGATGAATAAGGATTGGATGCGGCTAAGTTATCTAATCTTTCTTGTCTTTCTTCTGATGTTAAATCACGAATAGTCCAAACATCATAACAAATGCCGTCAATAATTTTATACTCCACATTGTCTAATACAATTTCATCCCATTTTTGTGGAAGAGGCTTTGGTACCCTCACAAACTGACAAAACTTTCTTTCTGCATTCGGATCAAGAAAGTTTGGATTAAATTCTTCCAAATTTGATTTTAAATATGGATGTCCAATTGGTTCTCCATCTTTAATTTCTATGTATAAATTAAAATTACTACTCATATTTTCTCCTTACAATTTTATAACCCAGGATCTGGATGTGGTTGTCTTGCACCATAAAAGATACCTACACCGCCTGCAGCACCATTACTTCTTCCACTTGAAAAACTACCTGCACCACCGGCGCCGCCGCCGTAATTACCACCTGCAGCAGTGCTTGCTGGACCTGATCCATTAGATCCAAAACTACCACCAAGGCCGGCCGTTATTGATGGTTGTGCCGCAGATGCATAATAACTACCTGTTCCGGAATACAGATTACCTTCGGGTCCTTGTCCACCAAAACCAGTTCCGCCGCCGCCGCTGCCCGCAGTTAATGCTGTAGTACCAGTTCCGCCGCCGCAAGCCGCACCAGGAAGAGAGGTTGTTGGATTGCCATCTCCCACAGGCCATTGCCCGCCCGACACCGTGGCACTTGCATTCCTTCCATTTCCGCCGGTACCCTGGTACCCACCGGCACCACCACCACCGGCGCCTCGAGCTGTGGTTGATGAACTGCTTGTTCCGCCGGTTCCACCATTACCTCCACCGCTACCTAAAGCCCGGCCACTTACTGAATATGATCCTCCAGCTGGGGTGCCGCCACTAACAGCTCTGGCAGATTCTCCAGCAGTTGCTGTCAACAATATTTCAGTTGCATTGAATGTGGTTAAATTTGTGAATGAACCTACAGTTTGTGATACACCAACTGTGTATGCACCTACTCCACCATACTTATATGTTGTTTGGGCACCTGATATAAATGCATCTATACCACATGCAGTTACGCCTGCTGCAGCTGTTATTGTTTGACCTGTTGTAATTAATCCTGAAATCATCTCAACTACGTGTAGTGTTGTTCCTGTAATAAATCCTTTAAATTGTACGTTGCGTGTTATAGAACTGGAACTACCTTGTGTAACAGTATTTACTGCTGTAGATTGTCCTCCGGCACCAACGACCACCGTAAATGTTTCTCCTGGAATACAATTAAAAAAAGCCCAACCTAAACCTCCTCCAGCTCCTGATCCTTTACCTGTTGTTGAAGTTCCTTGCATTCCTGCACCACCGCCACCAATACAACATACAGAAAAAGTTGATATGCCATCAGGAACAGTCCAAGAAGTAGTGCCGGCTCCAGTAAATCCTGCACCACCTGTTGATCCGGCTATACTATTGTATTGGGGTCCTGTGTTAGTGCTTGGATAACTTCTATTTGCTCCCCAAATAATTCTTACACAACCTCTAGCACCAAAACCACCTCTAGTACCAGAGTTTTCCCCTTGACCTCCTGCGCCGCCGCCACCAAATAATCCTCCAGCTGGACATGACCCATGTGCTGACCATGCGGTGGCCCCAACGTTACCTATTGTTGTGACATAACTTGTTACTGGAGATCCTCCTGATCCTCCACTTCCGGTGTAATTTCCAGATGCTCCTGCGGATCCACTGCTACCTTGGCCCCAAGGACCAACACCTCCGCCGCCGCCTTGGGAACGCCCAGCGCCGCCAGCACCGCCGCCCGCAGCGTAAGTTGTTGTACCAACAGCGCTACCGCCACGATAAGTGCTTTCATATCCGCCTGCGCCTCCGCCGCCAGTGCTTCTTTCACTTGCTGCGCTTGCTGTAGAAGCTGAATAACCACCTAATCCATAATCAGACGAAGGTAAACTATAAGTTGATGTTGTGCCGCTTGGAGATGTACATCCACTTGGTCCAATCACGCCGCCGCCTCCGCCGGCTGCACTTATTAATCTAATACCATCTCTTGAAATAAATGATTCGCCGCCAGCACCACCAGCGGAACCAGAACCAGAACCTTGGCCACCGCCGGCACCTATCTGTACATACAAAACTTCACCTGGAGTTACATTTATGTTGTTACCCCAAGCTGTATCTCCTCCACCACCACCTGTTGCAGCATTGGTACTAGAACAAGCTCCTCCGCCGCCTCCACCACAGACAAAAACAGAAATTGTGTGTACTCCTCTTGGCACTATCCAATCAATACCTCCAGCAAATGAGGTGAAATCTTGTTCACCTGAAGGTGGAACATATCTGATTGCTTGATTAATATATGTTATAGTCATAATTAACTTGTATAATAAAAAATTACTTTTAATCCTTTAGCATTTACACCAGCAGAAAAAACATCTATTGAAATTTCTGCATCGTCAGCAATAGATGTGGTTACATAACTTGTTGCTGCGGCCGCAGTTGTACTTGTTTTTTCTGTTGCATCAAGTGTTAATTTATTTGCACCTAATATTGTTGTGCCACTTAACTTAACATCAACGTTAACAACTCCGCTAGTTGATGCCACATTTAATGTAGCTCTAGGTAAACCTGTCAATGTCATGGCATATGGTGCTCTAAATGTTGCTTTAGCTGATCCTACTGTGACAAATGTTGAATCTTCTACAATTGAAACAATAAGTACATTTGTATTTGCTTTTAAGAAAGCTGCATTTGCTGTATCTCTGGCATAAGCATCAGCACCGCCGCCACCTCCACCTGTATTTGCTGCTAAGTAAGCTGCATTGGCGTGTGCATATGCTGAGTTGGCAAATCCTGCTGTCGTATTCTGTGCAGTATATGATGCGTTGGCTCTATCAAAAGCACCATTAGCAAATGAGCCAGCACTAACGGCTTTACCATCGGCGGTATTGGCTGCTGTAAATGCTCCGTTTGCAAAAGATGCTGTGGTGTTTTGTGATGCATAGGATGCATTGGCTGTTACGAAAGCACCATTAGCAAAACTGGCTGCCGAGTTGGCTTGCAAGAAAGCTGCATTTGCTGTATCTCTGGCATAAGCATCAGCGCCACCGCCACCACCTGTATTTGCCTGTGCATATGCTGCATTGGCTCTATCAAAGGCTGCATTGGCAAATGTTGCGCCACTATTAGCAGTTACAAAAGCACCATTAGCAAATGAACCAGCACTTGTGGCTTTATTATCAGCCGTATTGGCTGCTGTAAATGCTCCGTTAGCAAAAGACGCAGCAGAGTTGGCTGTTACAAAAGCTCCGTTGGCAAATGAACCAGCTGAATTTGCCGTGTCATATGCATTATTGGCCTGTGTTCTTACCCATGCATCTGTACCACCAGTATTTGCTTGTAAGAATGCTGCATTGGCTGTAACGAATGCGGCATTGGCCGTATCTCTTGCATATGAATCTGTACTGGATCCACCACCTGTATTTGCTTGAGCATAAGCGGCATTAGCTCTATCAAATGCGTTATTGGCAAATGAACCAGCACTTGTAGCTTTTGAGTCCGATGTATTAGCCGCCGTGAAAGCACCATTGGCAAAGCTAGCTGCCGAGTTGGCTGCATCAAAAGAAGATTGAGCTAATACATTTGCAGAATTGGCCTTAGTGAATGATCCATTGGCGAAACTTGCGGTTGTGTTTTGTGATGCATAAGATGCATTAGCAGTTATAAAAGCACCATTAGCGAATGAAGCGGCAGAGTTGGCTTGGTCAAAGGCAGAAGGCACCAACGATGAAAAATCATTCGCTGAATTTAAACCTGATGGGAGTATTGTTGTTAGTGCCATTTAATTTTTTTTATATTCTGTTAATTGTATTTATTTGTCAAGTGAGACCCATTCTAATGATTCTTCATTCCATGAATATGTCTTACCGTCTGTAGGTATTTCAACTGGAGGTAACCATAAACAAGTATCTTCATTCAACACCCAACTATTATATGGTTTTGGTGATATGAATGCATCACGAATCGAATCATAAGTATATCCTATACCAGCATAATTCTTTCTTAACGGTGTACCACCTAATCTATGTACTCCGCCTTGTGTGTTGTAACTTGTTTGTACAAAGGAACTAGGTTCTCCAAACAAACCAGTATCAACAACGTCCTGTTCTATAACAAGAACTCTTGTTACAATGTTGTTTTCATCAATTTGTGCAAAATGTGACATTTATTTCTCTTTAATCATTAAAATGTTATACTACCTGATGCAGTAAATTTATAAATTCTATATCCGCCGGACACTGTTACTGTTGGGCTACCTGTCGTTGAATCTGCGGCCAACCATGAGTCTGGATAGCGGAGAATTACCACACCCGAACCACCTGCACTTCCTTGACCGTCTCTAGTGCCGCCACCACCGCCACCTGTATTGGTTGTACCGGCCGCCGGCGTAGTAGATGTTGTTGATCCGTTTGCGCCGCCGCCTAGACCCCCGGTGCCCGCCTTTGTGGGATCGTTATTATATCCACCACCTCCACCACCGCCAGCATAATATGTATTAGAACCTGAAATATTATATTGTAGACCAATACCACCGTTACCCCCTGTACCGTTAGCTAAGGCATTTGAGCCTGCTGCACCAGCGCCACCGCCGCCGCCACCTGGCCAATCAGCCTGGCCAGTTATTGCATTGCCACCACTATTTCCGTATCCAGTTAGCCCACCAGAGCTTCCTTGCGTTGCTGAAGCACCTGTCTCACGACCACTTCTTGATGTTCCACCTGCACCGGATCCGCCTGTTGCTGGGCTAGAATCCGTTGAATAGCCACCACCACGACCACCACCTATTGCTGTAGCAGTTTGAAAAACAGAATTTGTTCCGTTGGAACCAAGTAAGCTGTTATAAGATCCTGTTCCACCGGCACCAACTGTAACAGTGTAACTTATACCAAATGACACCGGATATGTACCATATAATAGACCGCCGGCACCACCTCCACCTCCGTGGTTACCACCACCTCCACCACCTGCGGCTACAACCAGAAGATCCAGTTGTATTGTGTCGTTTACCGGCCAAATACCAGAACTCTTACCTAAACTCTGATCTGAAATGGTATAGACTCCATTTTTTGATGATGTTGAAAGTGTTTGTGTTGTACCAACAACACCATAATTTGATCTTGTTCTTGCCATAATTATGTCGCAATTAATTCATATGATGCTGTTAAGTGTATTGCTGAATTCGTTGACACAATAGTTTGTAATACATCACCTTCTTCTAGATATAAACTTGTGTCTTTTCCCAACAATATTAATGTAGAATTTGATGGTACCGATACTGTACCACCCAAATAAAAAGAACCTGTACCAGCACGATTAATAATTGCATTTGCTGTTGTTGTTGCTGAACCATAGTTGGATAAAACAATTGCGTTTAATTTTACAACCGTTCCACTTGAAGCCGCATTTGTAATCACATTAGCCAAAACAGTTGTGCAATTAGCCAAAGCAGTCTTTCCTGTTACTGTTGTGCTTGTTAATAAATTTGGTGCTGCCATGTTAACCTCCGAATAATATGCCCATAGTCATAGACTGAGCTCTTGTTGTACCACCTGAACCACCTGAACCACTTGTTCCACTTTTAAAAATAATTGCATCGACCTTTGCACCATTGGCCGGCGCAGATGAAAGTGTGAGTGTTGTGGAATTTGCTGTAATTGTATAGGCTTGTTTTAACTGTACGACACCGTTTACGTTAATAATAACGTTGTTTGCATCAGCTGGTGCGGTAGACATAGTGAAAATTGTTGTACTACCATCACCTGTAAAATTGTCTATATTAATACCAATACTTGCAACATTTGCACTGATTGCATTTGCTTGAGTCAAAGCCGAATTGGCTTGAGTAAAGGCCGCATTGGCTTGGCTAAATGCAAAGCTGGCACTTGACCCAGAGTTTGCTGCAGCATAAGCGGCATTAGCATGTGCAAAAGCTGAATTAACAAACACCGCACCACTATTAGCAGTTACAAAAGCAGCGTTGGCAAATGAACCAGCACTAACGGCTTTACCATCGGCAGTATTGGCTGCTGTAAAAGCACCGTTTGCAAATGAAGCGGCAGAGTTGGCTTGGTCAAAAGCTGAATTAGAAAACACCGCACCACTATTAGCAGTTACAAAAGCAC